AGCTTCTGACAAGTCAGCGTCTACTGCTGGTTTGTTTGCAAAAGTACCACCTGATACGTTAGGATGGTTTGTAGCACATAATGCCACACCGTCACCACCTGTATAAGTAGCATTAAAAGCACGATTGTAAACGTTAGCACCAATATTCTCTTTCGTTTGACGGAAAGACATTGCTAGTGCAGCAGCACGACGACGAGACACTTGCTCATACAAGTTATCATCCAACTCTTCTTTCGTTACGATGTAACCTAAAGCATAGGCAACGTGTGTGTAACGAGTAGTAAAGCCTTGGATCTCTGAGTCATAAGAAACGCCTGAACCTTCAGATTTGCGAGGTGCTAGACCAAAACCTGTTAGTTGTACGTCTTCTTCATAGTTTTGAGATGAAGTATCTGAATCGAACAATTTGTCATATTCTGTCGCATGTTCGTCATAAACTTGACCCCACCAAGCCTTGATCCCAGGCCAGAGAGCCTTAGGGTGACTTGCTGTTGTAATTATACCAGCCATATTATTCTCCTAAAAATTAAGCAGTGCCAACTGGGTTTAGGAACTGATGTTTGTTCCATTTAACCAAGACATTAGCATAAGCACCAGCAGCATTGTTTTCAATTTGCTCTAGACCAATGATTTGCAATGGCAATGCCAATGAACCAGAAGTACCAATAGCTTTGATTGAAGCAGCATCTACAACAGTGCTTGATAATGGAGCAGATTGAGCTAGTGATGTTTGATCAGCTGTGATTGTAAGACCTGTGTTTTTAAACACATCAGCAGCTGCCACACCTGTAGCATCAGATTCTACTTGGAAAATAACAGCAGGATCATCTACAACAAACACATAGCGTAAGCCAGAGCTTTTTGGTAGATAGATTGTGTTAAGAGCCAAAGTAGTACCTACTAGAGATGTACCAGGATCAGAAACACGGATACCAACAATAACACCTACTGGTGTATCTGTTGATGCTGCTTTTGTTGCGTAAGGAACGCCATTACTGTCACTGCCACCAGCTACTTTAACAACATCGCCAATAGCGTATGTGTTAGAAGCATCGTTAGCAATAGCGTAAAGACGACCCTGTTCGTTGTAAGCTGCGCCAGTAATTGTTCCTACTGGAGACAACCCACGAGGGGTATTTGCGTTAGCCATTTAAAAGACTCCTTTTAGATTTATCGAGTTTGATATTTAATACCTTCACGTGGTGTATAAAAGCCCTCTGAAGTAGTTCCAGTTTTAGCATTTGTTCCACTACGGATAGCATCATCTACCAAGTCATTACGTTCTTGCGAAGCAGCTTGATCTTCTTCCCACCATTCTTGCTTAATTTTAAGCAGGTAAGCATAAGCTCCATCGCCTTTCTCGGATGTTCCTACAAGGAACCTAACTTTATCTCCTAGGTCAGTATTACCTGACGTTACTCTCTCTCCAACACCGCCCACCTCATCGGGATGTACAAATTGCCAACCTCCTTCAAGTGCGGTCTGAATACGCCCTGCTTCATCATTAAAGATGTACAGTTTATACCCAGGGATTTGTTTGTTAACGGTTAACTTAGCTTTAGTACCATTAAATGGATTGCGTACACGTTCACCCGTAGGGCGAGTTTCTGCAGTTCTGCTAAGTGCTCGTTCTTTTTTCTCTTCTAGTGTAAGTGCTTTAGCCATAATTGCTCTCCTTAATTCCAGTCGTAACTGTCTATATATTCTTGTTTTGACTTGATCCAACCGTTTTTAATAAAACGATCACAAGCCGCTTTTGCGTCTGATGGTAAGTTGTCATAAGACTTTTTACCAGTACCAGTACCGCCTCGAACATTACCTGTACTATCTACTGCACTACCCCTAGCTTTATTGCCTAGGACTTTGTGAGGGAAGTACTCTGTAATCTTCTCGTCAAGTTTATTTAGAAACTCTTGACCAGACAGGTGAGGGAATTGTCTACGTACGGAAGCACCTAAACCATTAGCTACATCAGTCATCTCTGTATCTTCGCCAAACCATTTATTTTGGCCTAACCAAGATTGTAGAGCTGGATCATCTGGAACTGTTGTGTTATGTGGAGCTGGTTCTTCAGGCTTTTTCTTAGCCTCTTCTTTAGCTTCACGTTGTGCTTCTTTAATATCGTCAATTTGGTCATCAATATCGACAACTAAATCTCCGTTCCCTTCTGCAATAGCTTCACGTTTTTTAGCCTTTAACTCTGCAATTTGAACCTCAAGTTCTACTTGCTTACGATCAAAGGACTCTTTCTGGAACTTTTTAAATTCCTGAACGTCAGCCTTAATGCTGTCAATTTCTTTGGATTTTTCATCAAGCTTCTTCATAAGAATTTCATTGTTCTTACGAAGGATAGGATTGATTTCCTTTCCACGCTTTACAAAAACTTCAGCGTCTACCCATTCTTCATCTGAGCCTCGGAATTCCTCCCGTGGTACCCATCCAAACATGCGGGCTTCTTTTGCAACCTGCTCATTAGCTACCTGAGCTTCTTGGTCTTGCTGTTGTTCTTGACCACTTACTTCTACTTCGTCTGTCATCTCTTTTTCCTTTAACTAACTGTTGCAACAATATCTAGGTCATTAATAATACGATACTCTAATTCATCATCACCCTTATAAATCAAACCTGAGTATTTACCGAAGATGACTTTATCACCTACTTTAACCCATGCTTCTGGTTGATCATGCCAAGCTGTATTACCTATTTCAACAACCGTTCCTCGTAATTGAGCAAGTCGTTCTCTCTCTATGTTATCACCTGTGTTTATGATAATACCGCTTGCAGTGGTATGCTCAACAGGTTCTGGATAGATAAGAACTCGGTGCCCCTTAGGGTGAATCCCACTCTTATTCTCCATCTTTAGCTCCTTCTACTAAGTCTTCATAAGTTAAATTAAGAATTCCTAGTATTGCATTACACCTACCTTTTATTTCTTCTTCGTTTGTAAGGCTACCCCTACACCACATTTCCTTCAAGTACTCCCTGTCCTTGGTCAGGGCTTTCTTGAGGGCTTTGGTCGCTGGGTTCTCCAGCCAATCCAAGAACTCCTCTTGCGTCAGAACCATACTGTGCTTCTCCCGTCATCTCAGTTGCTTTCATCATTGTGTCAATAGAACGGAGGATGCCTTCTTGATGCGCTTTCAGAGCTCCAATCTGTGCATTGATTAATGCAACTTTTTGGTTCTGTTCCACACCACTTGTCTCTTTCAAGATGTATACTGATTCTGCTTCAAGTTTAGTTATCTTCGCTCTATTTATCTCAGCTTCAGAAGCCAACTTCATTACACCAAGTTTAAACTTGATTTGTACTGATAATTGACGCTCTTGGGCCTTCATTTGCTCAATCTGTATCTTCTCTGAAGGACCACTTTGGATGGCATTCGGACCAGATGGATCAGGCAAAATCTCTTCAATGTTAGGAATCTTAAGTGCTTCAAGATATCTAACCATAACTTTATAAGTATTAAAACCAGGAGCAGACATAGCTGCTGCACGTAATGTCTCTGCTTGCATAACTCGTTGTGTATCTGATACAATGTATGGATCAGCTGATGGACGTAAGTCTGTAGGAGCATTCTGATAGTCAGATGCAAAGACTTTACCACCACCACCAAATGTATATTGATCTGGTAGGTATAACTGATTCAAACGATATACTTTACGGAACTCTTCATTCAATGAACGATAGATACGTTTAAAGATACCAGCAAAGACTTTCATACCTTGCTCTGTCATTGCTTGGCTAGTGGTAGCAGGTGTATTCTGACCTACGTTCTCACCAACCATAATGTCTGTAGCACCAATGATACGCTCACCATAGTTAACTAAAGTAGTTAATAGTGTGAATAGTACTTGGCTTGGTTCACGAACTGGTAATGGATAGATACCTTTAGCTAGATCTTCACCAGTAGAGTCTACATGCTTCCACTCTAGTGGAGCAAAGTTGTAGTTACCACCACGGATCTTAATACCACGGCTTAAGAAACCACCTGCAGTATTAGCCATTGTACCTGCATCAACCAGTTGGTTAATGATTGTATTAATTGACTCGTTTAATGGACCTAATAAGATACCAAAGCCAATATCATAGAAACCACCATCTGGAGATGGAATGAAAGGATACTTAGTAAAGTAGCTCTCAGGTTTAATGTTTAGGATTTCATCTTTAGAGTTACGTTTAATTGAACTATCAAAGTAGTTAGCTACAATACGAACTACTTGCCCTGTTTGTCTGTGCACTGTAATGATGTATGGTTCAGCGAAGCCATCACCATCTAGATCTTCCCAACGATGTTGCTCAATGAACTCATACGGAGTAGCAGGATCATTGTTTGGTTGGTTAGTGCCCTGTGCTTTGTCCTGGGCTGCCGTTAAGTTGTCACTTGGTAGTGACTCTACGGGATTTAATTTAAACTCGCTCCAGATACCTCTACGTTGACGAGAGACTATATCGTTAGAGCTTAGGTATAAAACATGTGACTGACGAGGAGAATCCTTAAGATTCTTAGTCCAGTAAGAAACAACAAAGTCTTTAGCTAAGATGTTCTCTGATACTGGGTGGTCTTCGTTAAAGTTCCAGTAAGTCTTCTTAAAAGCACAACCTACAATAGGCACGGTAATAAGTACCTTGTCCATCTCTGCTTCCCAGTTCTCGTCCTCTTTAAGGATTTGATATGACATGTGTTTCTCAACACGTTTGTCACGAGCTACATACTTTTGTTGCTCTTCTGGTGGAGTCTCTGGATCTGCCTCACAATCAATCTTAATGATGTCTTGTGTAGGAATAAGTGCTGGATAGGCACGACTGTGGAACTGTAAAGCTGCAATAGTAACTAATGGAAACTTAATGTTAGAGGCATTAGACCAAGGGAATGACTTAGTCTCTGCTACTTGTAGCGCAAGCATCATAGCTTCTTCTACACGTTTTTCCCATTGACTACGAGACTCTTTATCTAAAAGAAACTCGGTAATTACTGTATGACCAATAGTATTAAGAGCTTGCTGATCCAACATATCTACTATGTTAGGTGAGTTAAGCATCTTATTAATGTTTAGTTTTACATCTAACTTCATAGATTAATATCCTGTAACCGACGATCTACCGTCGTTCTGAGATTGTGATTGGGCCATTTGGTATTCATATGCTTCTTCTTCTTCAGGAGAATCAGCTTCGTGTACTTGGTCTACAACAAGACCTAACCAACTTAAGGCATCAACCTGGTCATCATGTCTAGCCTTAGGGAAGCGAACCATCTCTTCCTCAAGCTCATTATACCAAGAAGCACCTTTGTCAAACTTAACACCACCAGCTTTAAACCTAGCTTGGAAGCTTCTAGCCCTGGATTGCTTATCTTTAGTAGGAGTCATAGGCATCAGGTTCATATAGGTCTGTCTGCTTATTTGCTCCCTACGTAGGATAGCACCAATTGCTTTTTCAATCGCACCCTTCTCTGTAACAAAGTAGTGTGGATCGTATTTCTTCTGTACTGCAAACATTTCATCAACAATCTCAAGAGCGTCCCAACGGCCTCTTCGAATATCTATGATGTTCATGATGCCATCACTATCAATACCACCAATAGCTATAACAGTGTAGTCTGATCTTTCTTTGGTACTAATCGCAAAGTCAACTGCAGCGTAGTACACTAGTTTCTTTTCTTTATGTCTAATAGCTTCTAACGTATATCTAGGTATTTCTACAAAGTCAGTACGTTTAAAGTAAGCTGTTGACTCATCTACTGGATAGTTTAAGAACTCTTGAGCATATACTTCAGGGATACCCTGTTTAGTATAGTCTTCTTTCTTATCCTGGAAGAACTCTGCAGTGTACCTATCTTTCCAAAGTATCTGAGAGTAATCTTCAGAGTGTGCTCTGTATCTAACAGACCTCCACTCTACTTTCTTACGCTTAGAATAAACCTTAAGAGGTTCTACTACAGTGTAATCACCATCATAATCAGGAGGCATTAGCCTATTAAGTAGTGAGTCCAAGTGCAAGATTGTACCTACAATACGGACTATACCATGCTGACTACGACAAGGTAATAAGGCTGCATAGAACCAACGTCTAAACTTCTCACGTCGATCTTTAGAAAGAACCTGCTCATCACCCTCTAAGTCATCACAGAGGATTAAGTCTGGTCGTTTCTGATCCCACTTAAGACCACGAACTCGTTGTTCTGCACCACGTACTAGAACTCGAAACTGTTCACCGTCTTGAAACTCTACAATGATATCTGTTTGTGAGTCTTTGATAAGACCTTTAACACCAAACAAGTCAATCAAGTCATCATTGTTTATTAATTCTTCTTTGATATCTGAAAGAAAGTTAACTGCTTGACTCTCAGTATCTGAAACTATTAAAGCAAACTTACGATCTCTAAACAAAAGAGCAGCTAATAGGTAGGCGTGGGTGATTGCGGTCGATTTCCCGTGCGCTCGGGGTGCCGCAATTGCTACCAGTGGGTTCTCGCTGCAACACAGATCCCACCATTCGAGGTGACACTGTGGGGTGGGGGTAGAACCGTCATAACGTTTTGCTAAACATGCTCCAGCAAACCCG